GTACCGTCTGCCTTACGACCAACAGTACGAATGGTGGCATTCTTGTACTTTTCTACTGGTCGATCGTAGCTGTCTTGGGTGATGTCAAAACCAGCACCAATACCCATAACACGAATTGCCATTTCAATCTGGCGCTTAGCAAGTTCTGACATGTACAAAACGATGCCATCACCATCTGGTGCGTTCATGTTGTCAAACAGGTTTTGCAGTTCAGCCATAAATCGGTTTGCACTACCAGATCCGTTAGCTGCAACAAGAAGTCCAGACGTTGTGTTTGTGGACAAATCTGCCGAAGAAGAAATGATCATTTCACCTGGGATGTCATAATCAGCGTTATTCTTCAAGCGGTAGTTAAGACCAGGGAAACAGTCTTGTGAGTTACCAGCAACAGCCGACGTAGGATCGTTATTAATGAACTTGTCATTAAAATCATACGCGAAGCCTTCGAGGAACATCTGAATCTGCGACTCAACTGGGTCAACAATTGCATTTGGCTGATCCAAGATGCGGCGGTCAACTGTCAGTTTGTTACGCAGGATGTAGAGCTGCTCTTCGTACGACTTTGGCTTAGACTTGAATGTCTGTGGTTCAGAGTTAAGTCCAGTCCAGTTAGGCGTAGGGATGTTTGCGTTAAGGTAGCGCATACCCGTCTGACGAAGGCTTGGGTTGGTTGAGAGTGGAATATCCTTAAGCGCGTTCCATGTCTTATGCAGACTCTTTGTGATCTCTTTTACAAGAGGATCATTTGAAATAGATGCATAATCAGCAAGCGTAAGGGCTCCGTTAAAGTCGATTGCCATATTCTTTTACCTACATTGAGTTTCGATTACGAGAGATACCTAAAAGCTGAGAGATTGTCGACAGTCCTTGACCCTGCTGTGAGGAAGATGGACGAGCTGCTGCTTGACCATTGCCCATAGGAGTAGGTGCTGCCTGTCCTTGCAACTTAGAAGCAAGTTCTGGAACTAGCTTGCGAGTCAATGCACGAATCTGTGAATCTACTGCTTGAGCTGCCTCAAGTGGTTTCATACCAGAACGAACAAGACCTTGAACTAGATCAGGAGCTTGGTTTGCCAACGGATACTGAGACATTGCTTGAGATTGCTCTTGTTGCAACAAATATGTGTTGACCTTTTGCATCTGTCGCTCGTAGCGCAACTTTGTAAGTTCCGCTTCTTGCTGCAGCTGCGCGTTGTAAGGATCAATTACATTTGCGTCTTGCAGTTGTTGATAGCGCTGTGCAATTTCGTTTTCTTCGTTCGCCTGTTGTTGGGCGTCCAAAGCGACCTGAATGTCAGCGGCGCTGTTATAACCAAGTTGCTTGAATTCGTCAATCACCCCGCGCCATGCATCAAACTCAGAAGTTATCTGGTCTGCTTGCTTAGCACGTTCATTGACCTCGCGAAAACGTTCGTACGGAACATTTCCTGGTGTTTCCACACCAAGCAAATCGTTCAAATACGCGTCGTTGTCTACATCTAAACCGGCGTCTACGGCACCTATCGCCCCTTGTGCCTCTTGTCCAGAATCGGCGTTCTCCTGAATAAAGCCAGCGAATGCATCGCGTAAACCTATATCCGTCGCCCCCGCTGGTGAATCGGGAGTTTGCATCACCATCTCGTCAGACATTAAGTTTCCCTCAATCTACCACATTAATTGTTTCTATCACTGCCATCAGGGCGTGGTTTTTCCTGATTTTCTCCGCCATTAAGTTGACGCATCATCAACTCATGACGTAAGTCTGTTACTTTCTGTGCTGCGTATTCATCCTGCTTTGCCTTGCTTTGAATACCAAGTTTTTCCATTTCAGCTTGAGATTTCATTTGCTGCTTTTGCATTTCAATCTCAGCCTTCATCTGTTCAGCTTCTGGGTCAAATGACTGTTTCGGCTGCATTTGAGCGTCAGCTTGCTGTTGTTGCATAGCCATTTGCTGTTCCTGCATAGCCATTTGTTGCTGTTGCATCTCTTGTGCTTTCTGTTGCTGGTTAGCCAAGTGATCAAGAATTTGACTTGTTTCAGGCAGTTGCAACATCTTGACTACGAGCGCATTTGTCTCTGGATCTGCTGGATCTCCAAACAATCCCATTTGACGAAGCATAGCAATTTTCTGGATCTTCTGATCTGGAGAATCTTCTTGTGTTGAGCCAGGTACATATACAACTCGATATTGTCCTCCGTCCCTGATCGCTTCAAAGTTAATGATTCCCTGTTGTACAGGATCCTTAGAATTCATCTGATCATCTACAGACCCCATGAAAGGAGCAACAGCAAACTGCTCAACGAGAGCGATTTCCCACTCTTTAATTTTGGCGGCACTAATTTCGATGTCTGCTCGGATGTAGCTGTGCTGCGTGTTGTCGGCTCGTTGCAGCAACCGCACTGACTCAGCTGGAGTGCCAGCTTGTGCCATTCCTTGACTAACATCATGAAGTCCAGCAACGTCGGCCATGTCTTTTTCAATAACTTGGAGAAACGGAAACAAATCCGCACTGATCTGCGGAGGATGTGTACCGGTATCGTAATAAATCTTTCGGTATTGCCTGTTCTTGTCGTCAATATCGTCTCCAGTTACATTAAATGCATCTGCACCAATACGTGACCTACGCTCGATAACAACGTAGTCTTTACTCTTCTCCATCTGCTCTACAGCTCGACTGTAGATCCTGTTATAGGTAAGTTGGAGGTGAGTAAGGTCAAATCCTAGACTGTGACCATATGGCGTTCCACTTCGTGGCTGCCAACGTAGTGGCACAAATGGAAACTCATCACGCTTGCTGTACGGCCATACACCTGCATACAGAAGTGAGTCATCAGTCGTTACGATGTATCTACCTTTAGGATACTGTGACGTTGGCTTTTCCCAATACTCATACACGATAGATGCATGACGCCGATGGTCTGCGGCATTAAGACGAGCAGATGTAGGCTGCACCCAGCCAAGACCAGAACCATTAGCGCCTTCTAGGTAAGCATCTACATATCCGGCGGTTTGACCAGTCAATGCGTTTGCTTTGACCTTCTTACCTGCTTCACCATAGTTGTCTACAAACCATGACATGGGTTTGATTGATGCATGTATCATCCACCGAATCTGCTCGTCTGTCTGCGCGTGTGGATCTACATAAACGTTGAAGCAAGGAATGATTTCTTCGCACACGTCGCCAATAGGTAGTTTTTCAAAACCCTGAATCTGACCATCCATACCCATATATGGCATGACCTGTTCAGCTTTACTGTCCCACCAGATCTTTACAAAAGAGGTACCTGTAACACAAGCCCAGCGAACGCGTTCCTTAAGCTGTGTTTCACGGCTAAACTTACGAGTGTAATGACCAGCGATAAAGTTTGCTTCGTCTGCAGCCGCACGGTCTTTGTCGTTGTACGAAAGCGGAACAGCTCGTGCATCTGGGCTAACCTGAGTCAGTTTCCCTACTACACCGTCAATCAAGGGACGCATCTTATTAACCGTGATGTAGCGGTTGGCTTCTGATGGATCCTGCAAGCTGGCTAGGTTACGAGCCTGGCTGTTAATCTTGTACCATTGGCGACCTTCAAAGAATGCAAGCGCTTGCATCCATTCAAGCTCCATTTCATGGCGGGTTCGATATGCTTTTTCAAACTGATCTCGAACATGCTTTGAAATCTTCATCGCTTCTTCGGTATCTTCGTCCGGAGAAACTTTCCAATCAGCCTTGTCGTGATCAATGCCAAGCTTGTTCGGATCTGTCAGCAATAACTTGTCGACATCAAAACTACCTGGAGTTCCGCTGTTGTCAGGCTTCTTCATAGCCATGATTTTTTGCTTACCTGGCATCAGGTTTTGCAACATATCTTGTAATGCCATTAGATGTACTTATCCCCGTGATGAAAGAATGGCAGTTCAATTCCCATCCCTGTAATACGCTTCAATTGCAAGTATACGATAACACCAATGTACAAGTTAACTATTGTTACAAGTGCAACGACGTAGATCATACAAAGTCCTCCGGTGATTTTTTCACAAGCCAAGTTGGTTTAAACTTACCTTGAGATTGTACTGAATCACACGACACAGGATATTCGCGCCACATAACACCATAACGACATGAGTCTAATGCGTGGTCTGACTTTGTTCCATTGTCGAGATCTTCTGGATCTCGTGGGTCAGCCATAGCAGCTTCTAGTTCACGAATCAAGTTAGGGCATCCATTACGAAGAATCCTAAACTTCGGTGTGACCGCACCGTCTGTCATGCGCGTAGCAGCAAGCCATTCTTTAACGCGGCGCCATCCCGCCTTACGGTCTTTGACAGCTCTTACAGCTGGTAACCCCTTTCGCCACCACACCTCGACAGGATACTCACCAATGCGTTGTGCAGGGTTATCCGGTGGGAATGTGTTACCCCAGTCAAACGCAATAGCCTCAAGCTTTGTCTTCCATTCACTTGTTCTACGATCTGGATCAACTGGCTCAGCCATCTTAAACGTTTCAAGCAATTCAAGCGCTGCTTCAGCCTGTTGACTGGACACCATACCGGCCTTATAGATCTCGCCAATAACGTAAACGTTTTCGTGATCATCACTGCAGTATAAGTAAAACGCACAGGGAGCGTTAGTACCAAAGTCGTGAGATGCCCAGTACCTCCACCACGGTTTAAAGTCTACGGTG